ATGAGTGTTAATTCACTTGCAGAGTGCAGATGGCTGAGTACCTATCACAAGGTAGCGATGACTCTGACTTGACTGACGTGATTGTTTCAGGCTCGGATAATACTGCGATACGCTTTATACCGATAAATCTCTAGCTTACTTGATTGTAGGCTAGGGATTTCTTTACTCGAAACTCTCAGCTCCACGCATTACCCGATAAGTTAAGAGCTTTAAAAAAAAGGGTTTATCCCTTAGCTTTACTAAGTAGAATCTTGGTTGCTTCAGCAACGAGAAGACAAACGAAGTGCGTCAGTTATAGCAAACCAACTTAGAACCAGATAGCTATTATGAGATAATGTAATCTATATCAACTACTTTATCTCATTATGGCTGAACAACACAAAGGTCTAATTCATTATCAATCCATCCCTGCTGAAATCAAGAGGCTAGGTATTACTCAACAAGAGTGTGCCACCATGCTAGGGTGTAGCCTTTCAGGATTAACACATCGCATCAAAGCCTCGAAGCCTCAATTCCATTTCGCTATCTTTGGATTAGCAAATTATCTTGACAACGGACAGGATAATCTTGTCAGGCATGGCTAACTTCAGTCAGAAGGAACGAGAGTCATTATTAAAAACGATGTCAGATTTAATTTATCTAAGTGGTCGTGAAGGTATCGAGGATGATTTAAAAAGGAGACTAATAGAAAATGTTCTTGCAATGTGTGACCAGTTGAAGTCTAGATTGATTATGGATATGGACAGATGAATAGTGAAATTGCATTAGAGTCAGCTAAAATTACAGAATTTATTCTGCCTTGGTTAGGTATCTTATTGTCTTTGATGATTGCAATGTGGGTTAAAGATTTTGCAACAGC